TCTTATACTTGTTTTCTTTTTATTATAATATTTATTTTATCATAGTTCACACAAAAAAACACCCCAGAACCGAAGTTCTGAGGTGTAATATACTCTTGATATTCTCTTTTCCGAAAAATTATCTCTTTGATAATTCCGGACGCCCATTTTTCGGGCGTTTCCCGCTCATTTGTTAGTTACCTGTGCTTTACGCAAATTTTCTCGACTTGTCCCCTGCTATCTTATTATATCACAACTGCTCGAATTGTACATGTTCAGATTCTCCGGATAAATACAAATCTCCGATTGTTCTAACCATCTTCTTTCCGTCCACAACATGAATCTCTTTCACATAATATGACTGTCCTCTGATAGCACGACCGCAGATGTTCTCATTGCCCCACGCTGCGGAACGTCTGATATTGAGTGAGCCGTCGCAAATGACCGTCACTTTCATTTTTCCCTGCGGGATGATGACTTTGTCCTCCGGCTCGTCCTCTTCCTCCTGTGGCTCTGTATTTGTCCCATTCTCGCCCGTTTCCAGTTCAGACGGAGGATTTGTCGTCTCTGCATCGTTTGAGACTGTTCCCCCGTCCTCTGCGTCCTCCTGCTGCCCTGCTGCATCCTCGTCACTCTCAAATGTTGTCATTTTCTCAACGGTTTCTGCATCGACTGTTCCGACCTTGTTTCCGTCTGCATCGTATGTGTTGACGCTGCCGTCCGGATTTGTCTGCAATGCTCCCTCCGGAACATTGTCCGTGAGTGAGCCGATGAGGTTTCCGTTTTCATCCCACACAACAAAACTCTCGTCCTTTGCTGCTGCTTTCATTGCTCCCTCAATGGTCTTGTACTCTTTGCAGTCCTCTTTCTTGAACTCTGTTCCTTTGCCTAAATAGTATAACATGATTTTCCCTCCTATTTGCTCAAATACTTGCTTGACGCATATCCGACGATGTTCTTGTAAACCACATACAACCATTTCACACCGTTGCAATCGTTATAATATCCATAGCACTGGACTTTCTCACCGTTTTTCATCACCGCAAGGATTGACTTTCCTGTTCCTGCTCCCGCACGGAGATTCAATCCGGATGCAGTCACCTTGTAAGTTCCTGCAAGGCTCTTGTTGAACCCGTGTGCAACGTCGACCTTTGCATTGCTCTTGACTGTTGTTGTGTTGGATGCACCTGTTCCGGATGACTTTGCCCCGTCCGTGAGGTTCACTGCAACGTGAGCATTGTCATTGAGGGTGATGTCTCCCTCAAGCAAATACGCATCCGATGTCAGATATTTGCTATCTGTCAACACCTCGAATCCTGCTGCCTTGAGACCTGCTCTCATGTTTCCGGTATAGAGATAAATGCTCACATTCTTCATTTTCTCATTTCCCAGTCTGTAACCTGCACCCTTTACGATTGCAGCGACACCGGATGAACAATCTGCCTCACACGCAATCGTGATTTGTGCAGGGTCATAATTCGATGCCTTGAGATGCTCCCAAAATGTGTATCTCTCTGACTGGTCATATCCGATTTTATTGTTGACTGCTGCTGCCTTTGCCATGCTCGCAATCATTTTTCTGACCTTTGCATCCGGATGACGGAGGACACATTTCCACGGTCTGTTATACCAATTTATAACCCTCCACTCTGTACCTGTCTGGTCTCCTGCCTTTCCTCCGCTGTATCTGTTATTTTCATCATGTCCGCAATTTGAAATCATTTGTTTTCCTCCTTGTCAAATTCTTCTGTGTTTCTGTCCGTCATGTCTCCCATAAGTTCCGGACAATGTTCCTCAAGTTCTGTGTACACAATCAACCCGCAAATCAGTAACGGAATACCGACCCATAAAATCGCACATCCCAATGAAAGAATAAACCATACTACCACCGACATTCTTTCCGCAAATTCGTCATCCGGATAATAATATTCGTCATAGTAAAGCTCCTGTTCCTTTTTGCTTGCCCTGTCGACCCAAATGTAAAACGCTGTCATCGCTAAAAATACGACGACCGCACCCACAACGTACACAATCCCGATTGTCCTTGCGTTCTGCACGAAAAAGTCTACGATTTTACTCATTGACCTCACCTGCCTCACCGCTCACAAGCGTCTGCATCGCTTTGTTGCTCTCAAGCATCTTTTTCATTCTCTCAAGTGCCTCGTCGACCATCATCGAAAAAGCCTCAAAAGAAATCACTCTCGCAAGCCACGCAAACCTTGTGACAAACATGTCATATACATAACGCAGCTTGATTTGACCTGTACCGCCTCCCAGTTCTTTTTCTGCCTTTGTGACTGCATAGAGCAGCCATTCTCTCACTTTGTTCAACTGCTTGTCTGACGGCATTTTCACGAAAACATATATTGCATATCCTCCCGCTGCTAATACCGCAATCAGACCCACAATCACAAACCAATTCTCGACGATGTATTTCATCCTTGTACCTCCTCGTCATCCTGTTCCGGTTCGTCATTGTGTTGTATTTCTCCGTTTGACTTTGTTCCCTTGACCGTTTTCACGGACTTAATGAGTGCCATTGCACCGCCCTCGACTGATAGAAAACGGAATACATTCTCAATCAGTGTCGACGGTTCTGAACCCATCCGCAAAAACACAAATATCATCACGACTGTAAAGATAAATGCTGCAAGAATCAAAGTGAATACAACACGTTTCATGAACAGACCGGACACCTTTTTGTCATGTCTCTCTTTTCGCTCCCTTATCCGGTACATTCTTTTCAGATGCCGGATTCTGATGCGTCGTTCCTGTTCTGTCATTCTCATGTATTGCCTCTTTTCTGTGAGGTTGATTCTTGCCCGTTTCCCGCCCTCCTGTTATCGGTCGGAATGCTGTTCTCCGTCCAGTCTCTTGTGATAACTCTTGAGTGACTGTTCCACAATGACAACACGGTCTCTCAATGATTTCATCTCCTCACGGTTCTCTCTCGATTCCCGTTTGATGTCTTTGAGGTCGTCTGCGATGTTCTCAAGTTTCATCATCACCATTGTGTCGGTTGTTGCTCTCTGTTCCGCATCTTCCTGTGTGTCCTTTTTCTCATTTCTCTGCTTTGAGCAGATACCGAAAAAAATCGCAAACGCAACAGATACTCCGGAGAGCAACAGGGAAATTTCAATCGTCAACGGCGTTCTCCTTTCCGAACTCTGTCGCCTCGATGTCGTCGGTGTCGCAGTATTTCCGCATGTGGTATTCGAGAACATCCATCTCCCTGTCTGTTTCCTCTACCTCCTGCCGGAGTTCCGCTCTGACCGCCTCCTCGATTTTCGACTGTTCAATGATTGTTTGCTGCTTTTTCACGATTGTGGATAGAGTTTCCGTCACATCACACAATCGTGAGATTATTTCAAGCGGACTCATTCTGTATCACCGCCGGAGAATGTCTCCCCTGTGATGTATTCATATTCGTCTGCTGAAATACTACCCTTTGCGACACGCTCGGAAATCTGTTCCTTTGTGAGAGTGCCTTTTTTATACATTCTTTTGAGACTTTCAACAAGCATTTTCATACTAAATCAACCCCTCCTCAATCAACTGCTGTGTGTATTCGTCGATGACTGCATCTTTCTGAAACTGTGTCACTGATTCGACAATTCCGGATGTGTTCTCCTCGACGACTGATTTCATGAGAGCCATGTTCTCATATTCCTCAACTGTCATTTCTTTCTCGTCGTACTGCCATTCGGTCACGGTCTGCATCTTTCCGTCTGCTCCCTCAACCTCTTTCTCCACCTGCTCGATGTTCTTACGCAGATAGACCGTTGACGGAGACGATGTCCTGTCGATTTCCTCCGGACGTTCCGGCTGTGTTCCTGTCACCTTTTTCCAGTCTGTCATGTTGCTCATTCTCCTTTCTGCTATGCTTTGAAACTATCCTCTTGAGTTTCTTGACATTGATTTTCGGTTTGATGTATTCAATGTAATAGTTGTATGTGTCCGTGTGTTTGAACAATCCCATATATGACAACATCACCGATGCGTTATACCATGAGATTTTATCCTATTTTGAGATGTGGTTCGCCTTGCGTCTCGCACTCTCGATGTTTGATTTCCGGATAGTTGTCCGGTCATGGTGAAATTGAAATCCCATAAAATCAAGCATACGCCCCTTTGTGACCTGCTTTCTGTTCTCGTCAAGCACTGGTTTCCCGTCTTTCATCACCGGATATTCAAATCTAAACACCTGCCAGTCGCCTTTTATCTCAAGGTCAAGGTTGTCGTTCAGATATGTCTCGATTGCTGCATGTATTTTGTGTAGTTTCTTTTTGCTCTTTCCCAGTATCACCATGTCGTCCATGTATCGCATGTAATGTTCTGCACGGAGTTCCTCTTTGATGTAGTGGTCGAGTGCTTTCAAGTAAAAATTGCCGAACCATTGTGATGTGAAATATCCCAACGGAACGCCTTTTCGCATCTCCTCAATAATTTCTTTCAGTTCATCAAACATCGCTCCTGTGATGCCGATTTCCTGCAATATCTCCAACGCTCCGGAGATGTCGTCAAATGCTATGCATCCGACAAGCGTTTTCGTCTGTTCTGCATCTATCTCAACACCTGCATCCGTCAAAATCTTTGCAACGAATGCTATTTTGTCATGTTCAATCAGTATGCAGAGTAATCTATAAAACCGTTTATCTCGAATTACCTCTTTGAGTTTCCTTTTGAGGATTCTCCGGTTTATGGATTCAAAGAAATGGTGAACATCCATCTTGAGAACAAAGAATTTCTTTCCGTCGTAGGAATCAAGCCATTTTCTCATGTACTTCTTTCCGTAATGAACACCCCTGTCCGGAATGCTCCCGCATGAAAATTCATACAATCCATTCATCACAATCGGTTTGAACTGACCTATTGCACAATGATGAATAACCTGCTCATATTTGTAATGCGGTTTCAATATACGGCGTGTTTTCTTGCTGCTGCTCTCGTTGATGATGCTCGGTTTGTGATAGTCCGGAATGAACAACTCCTCTGTCAACATCTTTTTCAAGAGTTCTGTATGTTCATCGAGGTTCTCTAATACCTCCCGCACATCATTCCTGTTCTTTTTCTTTTTGGATGCATTTGTAAAACACTGTTTTATGTAGTCGTCTTGCAACATTGGTTCATATAGGTTGTTGTAACTTCTCATATAGTATTTTCTTATCTCCTATCGGTTTTTGTGCTGATGCTTACTCAACCGACCCTATATCCGGAATGATTTTCGCCTTGTGGCGTGGGATATAGGCTGCATTTGATTAAACGCTCCGATATGAGAAGAAATTGGACGCACCGATGTTCCAGTTCGCATTGCCCGCAGAATTGTTCAAATTCAAGTAATCCGCACCGCAGTTCTCGCCATTGTTACAGTTACCGCCGACAAGGGCGACCGCAGGGAGCAGGAACACCGCCCGACACCGCACCCTATATCCCTATATTCATTTTTCTAAAAACGACCACACCGCCTAACGGCGGGAATAGCGGAGGCGTTCCCCCTCCGTTCCTCCCCCTGCTGCTTACGCAGCGATAGGCTGTTCTAAGAAAACGGACGCACCGATGTTCCAGCCCGCACTGCCCGCAGAATAGCCCAAATGCAAGCAATCCGCACCGCAGCTCTCGCCACTGCTACAGCTACCGCCGACAAGGGCGACCGCAGTAATTCCGGCGTTCCACCAAAAATAGTCACATGTGTATGTGCTACTGCTGCCACCTATTGAATTGACAATGCGTCCGAATCTGCTTGACTTCGTTCCTTTCTGCCAACCGTTGCCGGATGATGCGAATGTGATTCCGACCTTTTCAAAGTCCTTTCCGGTCAGATTGTATGGAGGTGTCATTTTCGCAAGAATTTCTCCTCCGACCATCAACAGACCGTTGATTCTATCCCAACGGTTGCCCCACCATTTTTCAATGTAGAACACTTTGACCTCATGGGTCGTGTCCTTATAACCGAAAAACTGTCCTTTGTTTGTTAATGTTCCGGTCGCAAGGTGTCCGTAGTTCTGTGATGCGTCGTTCACATATCCGGATGTCTGCCCCTGTCCGAACGCTGTCTGTGAATTGTCTGTCTTTGACATAATCTTGAGCATACAATCCAACAAGTTTCTTTTGCTCCATGAGCCGATGTTCCAACCGTTGCCGTTCGCTTTTGCTCTTGTAATTTCTGTCGATGCGTTTGTATTGTACATGAGCGTCTGTCCTGCAAGAGAACGGATGCGTGTTCCGTCGTATGAACCGCCGAACATCGGATAATAGAGTTTATCCGCATGTGAGCCGTCCTCTCTTACATACGCATCGTCGTTGTACGATTCATCATACTGGACGTTTGAAATAATCATGTACTCATAGTTTCCGATTTCAAACTGTGAGAGCCAAATTTTGCCCTTGTCACCGCTGCCATCGAAAACACTCATTGCATTTCCTCCGTATGCCGTGTTTGTGACATCGGATGCCGTTGTTCCGTCCGCTTTCTTTGTGTGGTCGTTCGGGTCAAGTTTATAATCTTCTGTACCGTCATATCTGACCATTGCCGGATAGTTGTTCTTTACAAAAAAGACATCTCCCCAGTCTCCGAAATCAAATGCTCCGGTTGAATAGTTCATCGCAGCAGGTGTCATTCCCACCGCATCGAAAAGGTATGTGCAGCGTGTCGCCGGATTGCTGTCATTTTTATTGATTTTCAGTCCGTAACGCTTTACTCCCTTTACTCTTACATCCTCCCCGACTGCTGCCAGTATTGCGTTTGTATTCGCATAGGTGCGGTCGAGTGTTTCTTTGTCTGCTACTTTTACAATTACGTCTCCGCTTGCCATGTGTTAAGCCTCCCTTACAACAATATTTCCGTCGGTCATTCCAATCTCACACGCTTTCCCTGTGACAGAATCAATCACGACATTCATTCCGGCAGCTATGCCGTCACACGCCTTTGCTGCCTGTTCTGCTTTGCTCGCTGCTGATTCCGCTTTCTTGACCGCTGCATCCACTTTCGCCTCTGCCTCTGTCTGTGATTCTGCATCCCTTACCTGTGACGCTAAAATATAGCCATATCCCGCCAGTCTGTAATATTCTTTACCTTTTTTCGATGTCACCTTTGTCGTTTCGACCGTGACCTCCTCGCCATAAGATACCGAACCGCACACTCTCCCGCTTTCATCGGGTTCACTTCTGATTCTCAACACGCCTTTTGAAATCGGTGTTACTTTCTTGTAAGTCATGCTCAAGCCTCCCTTATCGTCAAAATCCCGTCCTCAATCGAGAGAACGCAGGTCTTTTTTGTCACTGTGTCAACCATAGTATTGAGACCGTCCACAATGCCCTCACATGCCTTTGCTCCTGCGGTTGCGGATGCTGCTGCATCGCTTGCCGTCTTTGCTGCACTGTTCGCACTGTTGGTTGCCTCCGTCATGTTCTTGCTGAAATTGTTCACGGTGTTCATGTACCCCTGTGTCAATTCCAGTATTTCCTCATAACGTGCATTATTGACGATAATCGGCAAATCAAAGAATTTGTTTTTACCATCTCCCTGTCTGACTAAATAATGACCGGATGTGTCAATTTCAACTCCGACCTCTCTTTCCTTGAGAATCAGTGTGTCCTCAACCGCTTTCCAGTCTGCCGTTGTTCCGGTGCATGGTCTGATTGCTGCCATCTGTTCAACCTCCTTGCCCCGTGATTATGGAATATATCACACAATCACGTTTTTGTGTTCGTTTCGCCGTCTGTTTCCAGTATCGTGGAATTATACTGCTAATTGTCGGGAGGTCGGCGTTCCTCCGTCGAAATCAACGCCCTCATTTGCCCGTCTGACCTGTGGCGTTGCTCCATCAATGAAAATCGGTGTCACGGTTCGCAGGTATGGTGTTTCGCCGTCACAATCAAGATACATGCTCGAATATAACGCCTCGGCACGGTTGAAATAGTCCTGCACACTCTCAAGGATTTTCTCTGTGGATGCAAGCAGGGAATTTTGAATCGTGTCATCAATATCCTTTTTGTCCTGCTCGACCTGCTTCTTTGCTGCCTCAACTGCCGACTGCATCTGCGACACTTCCTGTCTGATCTGCGTCGCCGTGTTCAGTGTTGCCTCAAGCTGCTCTTGATTCTGTAACGCATCCTCTGCCCTGTCCGTGACCTCTTTGCAGTCCTTTGTCGCCTGTTTGGTCGCTGTGGTCGCATCCTCGGCGTTCTTGACCGCCTGTGAGGTGTCCTGCTGCCTCTGTTTCTCCTGTTGGATGCGGGTGTTCTCATTTTCCTGTCGGGTCTTTTCCGCTGCTGCTCTTTCGCTTTCTGCCTTTACCCTTGCATTTTCTGCGGTCACCCTCGCCGATTCCGCTTTTTTGACCGCTGCATCCGTGTTGTCAATATTCTCAATATGCCCCTTGATTCTGTTCTCAAGGTCTGTGAACTCATTTGATGACAGGATTGCATTTTCATTTCTCTGTGACTTCTCAATCTCCATCGTGAACGATGCAGATGTGATAATCTGTGAATCATCGCTTGTCCGGATTTCGATGTCGCAATACGCCATTCCGGAGGCTGCAAGTGCTTGATTTGTCAGTTCGACCGTCACATCCGAACCGGAATATGTACATGTGTTATACACATGTTTCCCGTCCGGTTTTGTAATATTGATGACTGCTCTCGACCCCGTCGGGATTGTGTACGGTTCACCGTTGTTGAGTAATTTTGCAATAATGAATCGTGTTGCCTTGTCTCCCTGTTTTGCAGATACTAAATATCTTTTTGTATCTCCGGACATTTCAAGATTGATGTACGTTATCAATTTCGTCAACGCTGCCATGCTCTCACCTCCTCTCGGTGCTGCCTCTTTTATTCTCCCTGTTCCTCAATCCAGTCATTGATAAATTTTTTCAGCCAATCAATATGACTTTGTGCCTCCTCGCTCAAAACCGTCATGCTGCCTTTGTTGTTGTCACTGGTGGTTTTTCCGCTGTCGGTCATTTCCGTGTATGTGAACCCCAAACGCTGCCCCTGTGCTGCATTTGTGGCGTTGAATCCTGTGATAACTCGTCTCATTCTGATTCCTCCATTCTTTCAATTATTCGGTTTTGTTCTTCCTGCACTTCGATTTCATCCTTTTCCATCTCATACAGTAACATCATCTGATTTCTCATTTGCTCATTGAGCATTTCCTGCTCCTCTGCCGTTATATCTTCTTTTTCCGGTATATCAGACTGTTCAATCCTTGTGTCTCTGCTTCCCTTTTGTCTTGTCTTTACTTCCCAGTAAAATTCAAGTTTCGGTGTGCCTTTTACTACAAAATAACCATCTTTTTCATTTGTTGATTCAACGTATAATTCGCCTGCTCCCTTTGCGGTGAGCATTACAATATATTTCATGTCTCTCTCTACCGTCAGCAGGAAATCATCACCAAGATACACATAGCATTGACCGTCCTCATCAAGTTTTCCCGTTCCCATGTCTCCGAACGTAGGGGATGCCGTTTCATATGCGTACATCTCGATGTTCCGTCCGTCATCGGTGTGTATGATTCGTGTTTTCTCCCCCATACATCCGATAGTTCCATACGCAAATATATTATTATTCGCCGTGAATCCATATCCCCATAGAGTGCCACCACTTTCACCGACAAATATATGTTCCCCGACATATCCCATTAGCATGGAATAATTGAGTTTTGACAATGTCCCTGTCTTTAAATCACTATTGAGATACAATCCGGAATAAAATTTCGGTGATAATGCAAACACGTTCCCGTCATTTGTGATCTCGCAGTTTCCTCCAATGAGCAGTGAACCTCCGGTGATTTTTAGTGCTTTCGTTTCTGCCGAACCATCTCTATTGATTTTGAAGTTTGAGTTCGCTGTCACTGCTCCGTTCAAACTTATTTTCGAGGCGTTTATTGACACGCTTTCCGCTGATTGGTTTATCTTTGAAATAATCTCGTTACTTCCAACTTTTTTTGATACCGTTGAATTGATCGCATCGGCTTTCACTTTAATAGCAGCATTCATCTCTGTTGTGGTGGAATACTCTGTCAGCTTCTCGTCGGTCGCTGCGTTGGCGTTCTTCTCTGCTGCATTGGCTGCATCCTGTGCCGTCCTATTCGCTGCGGTGATCTTCTCTGACACAGAGGTCTTTGTCTCATAGGTCTTTGACACTCCTAAATTGATTTCATCGGCTTTCATGTCGATTGCCGATTTCATCTCCTCTGTGGTGGAATACTCTGTCAGCTTCTCGTCGGTCGCTGCGTTGGCGTTCTTCTCTGCTGCTGCAACTTTCTCCGATACAGTCTTTTTTGTTTCATACACCTGCGAAACGCCTAAACTGATCTCGTCTTTTGCTGCGGTGATATGTGATTCAACATCGCTTTTTGTGTAATATCCATCTTTCAACACCTTTTTTGTGTTGCTGTTGGCGATGGAAATTGCCTCCTCCGTAGCTGCTGCCGTTGCTTCTTTTTGAATATCCGCAAATGTTTTTCGTGCGTTTGAAATCTCAACCGTATTCTTTTTCGGTGTTTCCGGATATTCCGTAATTTTGACAATTCTCTGTTTTTCTTTTGTTCGGGTTTTCTTTGACACAAGCGTGACCGTGTCTCCGATTCCGTATGAAAGAATGTCTTTGTACTCCTCTGACGCTTTCGCAAGGTCAACAACCTCCGCAGTATATGCCTTGTACGGTCGTGACATTTCCTCAATCTTTGCCGTCGCATCCTCAATCAGACTTGTGGTGTTGGTGTATCGTTCATCTTTCCACACATACGCCTTGACTTTGGAACTATACTGAAAATTGTCGATGTAATCTTTTCCGGTCAACCATTCCGGCGTGATACCGTCTTTGCCTATCGGATAGATTCTCGTATAAAAATCATAGGTGTCGGATTTCAAAGATATTTTTCGGAGGTTTATCCCCTCTATGAAATAGCAACCTTTATCGCTGCCTATTCTTTCGTAAATATTCACCGTTTTATTGATTGAATCAATGATACATTCGCACCTATATGTTGATAGGCACTTTTGCAGGACATCCCACGCCGTGATGTTCTCCTGCTCGTCAATGGTTCTTTTCTTTGTGACCGTGCATGTTCCAACATGCCACCTCGTACCCTCGAACGCAAACTCAAGACATGCTCTGATTGTCTGTTCATCCGATTCAAAGCCATACGGGAACGCTGTCCCCTCCAACTCCTCGACATTGAGAACGGCAGTGTATTTGTTGAATTGTTCTCCCTTTTCAACTGCTTTGATGACAAATTCATCTGTTTTTGTGTGTATATAATATTCTTCTTGCAATAAACCAACCAACGCTCCCGACGCAGGATATGCAAATGTCATTTCCTTGTCACCGGAATCCAGTGTCGTGGTGATTGCTCTGTCTTTGAATCCGGACAGTGTTCCGATTCTTTTCTTTCTGTCATTAAAAATTTGCAACGCTCTCACCTCCTAAATCCACATTGGAGTGTACTTGATTGTCACTCTTGCGTTTGTATCAGAGAATGTGAGTGCTGTTTCTCCCGACTTTAGCACTGGAAACGCCCATAAATCCACTTTGTCAAATGCGTTCGCCCCGTCGATTGTCACAAGTCCGGTTTTTGCGTCAATCACAACCGTTTTTCCTGCTGCAAGACTTTCCACGATGATGTCATCATCTCCCAACCCGCCGATTGTGTAGTTCGTCAATGCTTTCTTTGCATATACCTCTACAACGCACGGAGCGTCTCTTGTGCCTACTTTATAGAACGATACAGAGGTTTTTCCATCAAATACGATTGAGAGGTCGTCATCGACAAAAAAGCCGTCAAATTCGATATTCACAACATATCGTTCTTTCACATTCTTTTTCTCATAATCATTCGATGTGATGAATCCGATGTACATTCCTTTGTACCCGTCAAGTTCTAACTTGCAAGCCTTTGTGAAATTCATCATAAATTCTGATGCTGCCCGAATGATATTGTTTCTGTTCTTGCCCTTGAAATAAATCGAAAGTTTCAAATGTCCCATCTGAACCTCTGTCTCAAATTCCGTCGGCAGTGCTGCTCCCGTCAGCCATTCATAGCTATTCGAGAATGAGGGAGGCTGCACATCGGCGGTCAACTGTTTGGCGTCATATTTTCTGATGTCTATACCATTTATTTTCATCGCCCTGTTTTACCTCCCTTTTCTTCTGTCTGTGACCATTTGTGCATCAACTTTCGACACGGTTCTGCTTGCGACCTCGTCTCCGTCGATGTATGTGTGGTTCGTTACATACACAACATTTGATTTTTGAACGGCATCCAGTTTCTTGTCGAGGATGTTGTTCAATTTGTTGTAAAATTCCGCAAGTGGCAAGATTGCCTCGTCTCCCGCCTCGCCTCCTACCATGAGGTTGTTGCCGTTGGTTCCGAACACCGTCGGGTTTGTCATGATGCCTCCGGATTTGTACCAACTGATTCCGAAATGAGGTACAGACGGCGGGTTGATTGAAAAGCTTCCACTAATCGAAATGTGCGGTAATTTCAACTGTGGCAATGACCAACTAAAATTGAACGCACTTTTTATTCTTCCTAATGCGTTTGAAACCGTTGACTTTGCACTTTCCATTTTTGAAGAAAATGCAGACTTTATCCCGTCCAGTATTGAGGATGCGGTTGACTTCGCACTGGATAATTTTGACGAAAACGCCGACTTTATGCTGTCGAGTTTTCCTCCGGTCAATGTGTTCGCCTGTGACATGAGAGAGTTCATTGTATCTTTCACGCCCGTAAAAGATGCGGACACGATTCCCTTGATACCGCCTCCGGCGTTCGTGTACGCCGTTTTCATATTGTTCAATTTTGTCGAAACATTTGATTTCGCCGTCTCCATGAGAGAGGTCGCTTTATCTTTGATATTGGTAAAATCTGACGACCACTTTGTCTTGATCTCCGAAACCTTTGTTGAAAATCCGGTTTTAATCTCATTCAGTTTGTTGGTTGCATTATTTTTCCATTCGGTCATTTTTGTCGTGACCGTGGTTTTCATATTCTCCCAACCAGACGACACATTTGTCTTAATTTCCGAAACTTTTGTTGAGAATCCGGTTTTAATCTCATTCAGTTTGTTGGTTGCATTATTTTTCCATTCGGTCATTTTTGTCGTGACCGTGGTTTTCATGTTCTCCCAACCGGACGACACATTTTCCTTGATGCTCGAAACTTTTTCAGAAAATCCGGTTTTGATTTCCTGTAATTTGTTTGACGCATTGGTTTTCCATTCGGTCATTTTTGTCGTGACCGTGATTTTCATATTCTCCCAACCATCCGAAACCTTTTCCTTGATCTCGGATGTTTTTTCAGAAAATTTTGTTTTTATTTCGGAGAGTTTTCCTCCGGACAAATCATCAACAAATGTGAATCCTGCGGAATAATATCCTTTGATTCCCTCCCATCCGGCAGCAACAACGCCCTTAATACCGCCTCCGTTTTCTTCGTAGGCGGTTTTCATGTTCCCCAGTTTTTCCTTTGCCGTTTCGGTCGCTGCTGACATGAAATTGTGAACGGTGTCCTTTACGCTGCTGAATACTTTCGTTGCCTCTTGTCCGATGGTGCTATTTTTTATATTATCGCCGATCTCTTTGACCTTTTCCGTGACCGCTTCTTTCGCTTTCGTGAACGCTCCCGTGATGGTCTCTTTGATTGCCTCAAATTTTTCTTTGATGTTACTCCACAACTCGGACAGTTTTTCTTTGACGGTGTCCCAGTTTTTGTACAGGGCGACACCTGCTGCGATCAGTCCTCCAATCAGTGCCACAATCATGATAATCGGACACAGGTTCATAACTGCATTTAATGCGGTCTGTGCAGCGGTCATCCCTCCGGTTGTTGCCGTGGCTACGGTCGTCGCTGCCGTATGTGCTGCCGTGGCTGCTGTTCCTGCCGTATCTGCTGCCGTTCCTGCTGCCGTGGCTGCTGTTTTCGCCGTGATCTTAGCGATTATCTGTGCAGCTCCGGACACAAATTTCTGTCCGGTCGTTACCGTGTCAGAGATTCCCTTTGCCACTTTACCGAATCCGATTGACAACGGACCGATAGCAGTAACCACAAGACCCACCTTGAGGATTGTTTGCTGTTGGCTCTCGTCTAAATGTCCGAACCATTCACTTAACAGGTGTACTTTTTCGGTAAATTCTTTTACTATTGGTGCAGCCGATGACATCACTGTTTGTCCGAACTGTAATGTCGTATTTTTCAACTCGTTTAATGCGATTTTTATATCATACGATGTTGTTTTCATTTTACTAAACGCCGTATCTGTCGCACCTGTTGAATTTCTCATTTCTTGTAAAGTTCCGTTGAAAGAATCTGCTCCATCTCCTAAGAGAATCAATCCTGCTTTTGCTGCCTCGGACGATGAAAACATATCTCCCATAGACAGATTTTGTTCTTTTGCTGCATCATTGATAATGCTTAATACATCCGCAAGGCTTGAACCGCTTGACATTAATTCCCCGAAAGATTTTCCCGTCTTTTCTCTCAATATTGTATCTGTTGTACTTCCTGTTTTTCCAAGTTCGTTCAACATTGAGTTCATGTATGTCGTTGATTCTGCTGTTGCAACACCGTTCGCCGTCATTATTGCATAGCCTGTGCATAACTGGTCTAGTGCCACGCTGTTGGCATTTGCCGTCGGAATAACTTTTCCCATCGCTGACGATAATTCAGCAACGGTTGTTTTTCCTAAATTTTGTGTCTGTATCAACATATCTGACACATTCGTCACTTCGGGCGCCTCTAAACCATAAGCGTTGAGAATAGTCGTCAATACATCCAATGTATTCCCGGATTCTGCAAATCCCGCTGTTGCTAATTTTGTTGACTCTCTTACGAAATTTACAGCATCACCCGTTTTTTGTCCTGCACTTATCGCATTATATACATTGTCTGCTATATCTCCCGCTGCAATTCCTGTTTCATTTGATAAACTCAGAATTGCATCTGACATGTCATCAACAGACATTACGCTGTCATCCATAATTGTTGATACTTTTGCAATATCATCCTCAAAGTCAATCGCCATTTTCCCCGATGCCGTTGCAAAAGTCGTCAGTCCCGTTGACACGACTGACATTTTTTTCCCGAAACTCTCCATCTTTTCGCCCGCTGTCTCACAAGCCTTTGCGAATGTTTCGAGTTTATGATTCTTTAATTGTTCGTTTACATCTTTTAGTTCTGCCTCCATATTCATGAGGGCGGTCTTTGATTTTTCTGTCTTTGCTGTCTGATTTGCAAGAGCGGTCTCCGTCTTTCCGATTGCCGTTTCATTTGCCTTGTATTCCTGTTCCAGTTTGTCAAGTTCCTCTTTCAAGGCTTTCGACTGCTCGGAGTTTTTTCCGGTCTCCTCTGTCGATTTTGCATAGGCATCTTTCGCAGCGTCGATCTTTGACTTGAGTTCCTCCTGCTTTGTTTTCTGTTCTGACAGTTTCTTTGTCAACTTTTCCTGCTGCTCACTGTTCAACTGCACGATGCCTTTCTGCACCGTGATTTTTTGAGTGAGCGATTCGGCTTTTGCCTTGAGGCTGTCTGTTTCTGAACCGAACAACTTTGCTTTCGTTGCTGCCGTCGTATATTCCGCAGACAGGACTTTCATTTGTGCTGCTGCCGATTTCATTTGTGACTGGTAATCACTTGAATTTGCAGAAATTTTGACGCTTGTATAAGCCATTCGGTCGCCTCCTCTCCTACTGATTTTCGTTGATTGTGTCTAATTCAAAACGCAAGTATTCCAACAACGTGACAATGTTTTCTTTCATGCACTGACTGTATGAGTTTTTCAATAGCCGAATCGCAATTTTTACAACACGGTCAACAATTTCCCCGCAGACTTTCCATTGATTTTCCTCCGGTTCTTCCGGCTCGTCCTCATAACCGTTTTCACGGTCAAATTCGTCAAATACGGACTTTTCTTTTTCTACCTGTTCAACCTCGACAATGTTCAATAGTTTCTCCGCAATAATGTTCTGCATCACAAAATGAACTGTCTTGATTGCCGTTAGAAAATCAATCGCATCAATCTCCCCGATTTCTGCAAGTGTCAATTCGTTCCCGAACAACTCCTGCATTATCTTTGTGTTGAAAAACATCACTCCGGAAATCTTTTCCGTGTGATTTTTCTCCATGAGACTGATATATTTTTTGTACTGCTCCACCGTTATGGAGTTGATAAAGTATCTTTTCCCGCTGCAAGTGACCTCTATTTCCGGCATCACTTGCCATTCTGAAAATTTTTCTCTATCTTCTCCATGCGTTTTGTGAGTTCTTCCCCGATTCCTGCATCAATGAACTGGAACTCAAGAATCAAACCTGCTGCATCCAGTCCGGTCTCCGGATTCTTTAATTCTTCGACTGTGAACTGATCTCCGTATGCTTTGCAGATAAACAGTGCCATTATCTCGATGTCCTGTCTTGTGTATCTCGGATGTGCGTCCGTCTGCTCTGCAATATCGAGGTACTCCGTGTATGTATCAATCGACATTTTCGGCATTGTGAACTCTTTGTTGCTGATGATGATTTTTCTATTCATGGTTTATCCTCCTGTTATATCCCCTGTTACGCTGCTGCGTCGTCCTTTTCCTGCACCTTTGAAAACCAGTTTTTGATTGCATCCGCTGCCTTTGTGTTCTCTTTCACAAGGTTTGATTCATCGACTGAAATTTCATACGCATTATCAAGATTTCTCTCATAGAATGAACCCTTGATGCTCTTTGTCGTCGGAGACAGTTTGCCCTCTTTTGTGCTTGCCTCCTCGCTGATTCCCTCTGCAAATTTTCCTGCGTATAACCATTTAAAATCATACTTTCCGTTCAGTTTTCTCTCACGCCATCCGATAGCGACCTCCGGTGCTTTGTCGTCGGCTGTCTTGACAAGGAAACCGTTCTCGTATAACTGACCGAATAAAATCTGTCTGTCCTGCGGTGCAAGTGCATTGACCTCAAGTTCAACCTCTGTTCCCTCGTATGAGTTGATGACCTCCTCTGTTCCGTCGTCGGAGTAAATCTTTTCAGATGTCCATTTTTCATCAACTTTCGCCTTGATTGCTCTTGCCAGTTTCACCGGAGTTCCTGCAACATATCCCGTCGCATCGTTCTGTGTGATTTTTGCGATGTAGAAATCTCTACAACCGCATGTTCTACTTCTGACAATCTGCTGCACTGTTTCGCTTACCTGTGTTACTGTTTCGCTCATGTCTATTCCTCCATTTCATAAAATTTTGAAAACCTTTGTGCTTTCATATAGATTCCGTCCTCCGGTTTGGAATCGTCGCCGTTCCTGCCCTCAAACGAGAACCCATTCTTTTTCATGAGTGTCTTGATTTCCCTCGCAAGTTCAACCTCGTCACTCTCCGAAAAAATAGTGACCTGCAATGACAACGTCACTCCCTCCGCATCATCGTCCGAAAAGTTCTCGTCGTCCTCTCCCAAATCCCACAAGGTCACATGTCTGTCGTGAATGTTCTTGTCATACCATCCTTGCATGACAATGATTCCCCCGTCTGAAATCTGTTGCAACGCATCCGATGCGTCTTTTATGATGTCCGGACTGTTCACGCTATCACCTCATTTCAATGTGTTGTCTAAATAGGATTGATACTCCTGTTCTGCGATTTTTTGCAGTTCCGCATCTGCCTCACGCCCTGTCGCATAGATAAACTCTTGAGGTGGGCGGTATATTGTTCCCCAGTTAATGAATTTCACATAAAAATGTTCGCTATTATCGGACTTTTCCCATCCGACATTCGCTGACGCTCCGGTGTCTTTCACCTTGACTGCTCCCAGTGGAACGCTGTCCGCTGCATGTGATGTGACCGATGATTTTGAACCGAATCCTCGACCGCTCAACTTTATATCTGCCGACTTTGGAATCTTTCCCGACATAATGCGTTTCACGACGGGTTCACCCTGCTCGACAATCTTTTTATTGACTGCTCGGATGTCCTCGTCGCTTGCTGCATCCTCAAACGCTTTCATGAGTTCCTGCAGCCCTTGAAATTCCATTTCAATTTTCATCGCATCCCTCCGGTGTCAGATTATGACACTACGCCCCCGCTCTGCATTTCAACTGATATTTCCTGTCGTCTGTAAACATTGGAGACGCATCATATATCTTGAACTCAACGCCTTTGTACACCGCATAGAACTCTTTCAAATTCAGTCGGATTTCTTCCATCTTGTCGCATGTTCGTGTCTCAAAAACGATTGTGTTTTCAAGTCCGGTCTGCAAGGCTGTGTATTTCTCATTTGTTCCCAAACTCTTGACCTCGCACCAACAGGAATAAAACTCTGTTTCCTCCTGCTGCCGTCTGCCATCAACAACGCTCGACACCTTGCGAATTATCTTGATTCTGCCTGTCATTGTGCTGCACCTCCGTATATTTCTTTCAAAAGCATTGAGGAGGCAGCAGAGGCAAGCAGTTTCGTGTCGCTCCGGTATTTGTCACGGTTGTCGTAAAGTTCTTTCACGGATATAAATGCAAGCAGTTTTTGACGGCTTGTGAGGCTGTACTGGTCGAAATTCGGAATCAGTTCCGTCATTTCCTGCATGGTCACATCAAACATCAATTCAAGGATTTCCATGTCGTCGTCATAGTCGATGTGACAATATACCTTGCATGTGGTAATCAGACCTGCTCTGTATTTCTCTTTTTCTTCATCCGTCATGTTTCTCACCTGCTTTCAATAGCAGGACGGATTCACCGCCCTGCTGCCTTGTTACCCGTTGACAACCTCTGTGATCTCGCCTTTGATGACTGCATCCTTGTCAACTGCCTGTACATCGAAACGGTCACGAACCTTGAGACCTGTCATGTCCTTATCCCATAACCCCGCACCTTTGTCATTGAGGTCGATTGTCAGAACATTTCTGTCGAAAAGTGTGATAGCCTCTTTTAAGTCACCACAGAAAACAGGATGCTTGTACCCGTCGATTGTGTGACCATTGCTGTTCATAATCGGTGTGGATTTGAGTGTTTTCTTTGACAGCTTCACGATTCTGTATTCTCCAAAAAGCATCTTTCCCTTTGTCTGCTGTGTCGGGTCTTTCTGCAAAATATAGTTTCCGTCCTTGTCCTTTAACTTGTCGAGGTAGTTGAAACCGCTCTGATTCGTGATGACGATTGAGGATTCTGCAATCGCAGGGTCTAACTGCTCATTGAAAATGTCCTTGAGGCTGTCGAGGTTCTCCACTGTGACCTCTTTTCCCTTTGTCATTTCATTGAGTACCTTGAGAATCATTGCGTTACGGGTTGCCTTTGTCTTTTTCGCAATCCATTTGTTGATGTACGCCATGATATTGGCTGCGGTGTCCTCAAGCAGCTCTGCGGTCATCTTGAGGATTCCACCTTTTTTCTTTACCTTGTACTCAATCGGTAAAAATTCCGGCTCGTCCATCTCCGGAAAATCCGCAGCCTCGTCCACGTTGTCAAACGGGGTTGATTCTGCATCGACCTCAATGTTTCGTGTTCCGGTCTTTGTCACAACCCCCTCGACATTGACATACTGCTCAAGGTTATCGGATGAACGACGCAATTCGATGATGTCTGTTCTGATGTCCTCCGGAATGGTCACGCCGATTCCGACCTCTCCCTCACTTCCTGCGGTTGTGTCGGATGTGAGGGCGTTCTTGTACACCTCAACATCTGCCTCGTCTGCCTCTCTGTGCAGGAATCCGGCTTTGACGATGTTGACGAACGCTTTCACAAGGTTCTTTTTATCAACCTTTTTCTCCCCGCCAACCTGTTTTGCAGTGCCTTTGTTGACCTTATCCTCGATGCCGTCCTGCTCGTCCTCGTCCAGATCATAAAGGAGGTCGAATCTGTTCTGTAACTCTTTGAGTTCCTCCTTTGCTGCCTTTGCCTTGTCGAGTTTTCCGTCGTTTACAAGGCTCTTGACTTCGTTTTTCTTGTCATTGATCTGTTTCAGTAACTTCTGTAATTCCTTATTCATGACTTTCTGTCCTCCATTTCTTACATACCGTAAAGGTATAAATCGTCGAGAATCTCCCGCTTTTCTGCCTCAATTCTCTGTTCCTCTGCCTGTGCTGCTGCATTACTCCTCTTTTCTAATTCTGCAAGCACTGCATCGACAATGTTCTCCGTTTCAGTTCCCTTGAGTGTCTCCGGAATATTGTTGTATTTCTCAAAATAGTCGGATGCACACGCTGCGACTGCTGCCTTTTCTTCGATTTCAACATTGAAATACTGCTGCATCTTCTTGCTGTCGAACCATGTCTCATTGCTCATGAGGCTCTGAATCTTGTCTCTTGTGACACCCTCCTGCACATGCTCCATGTAAACGTCGAGGATTGAATCCTCGCAGAGATTCAACTGCTTTATTACTGCCTTGAAATCATCTGCGTTGCCGTATGCCATGCACAACGGTTTGTGAATCATCGCCTGTGCCCCTGTTGCAAAATGCAGTTCATCGCAAGCGAACATGATGACTGATGCGATGGATGCAGCCATTCCGTCAACATAGCCGACTTTGTGTCCGTCGTATCGTTTTAACTGGTTATAGATTGCCAGCCCCGCAAATACGTCTCCACCTCCGGAATTGAAATAAATATCAATATCCTCATAGCCGTCTAACTGATTGAGAAAATCTGCGATGTCCTGCGGGCATCTGTCCTCCTCGTACCACATGGATTCCCATGTCGCTGATACAATGTCGCCGTAGAAATACAAGGAACATCTGCTCTGCTCCTCGTCCTGCTCCAAATCCAAATAGCCGACATTTTCAATCTTTCCGCTGCGTTTATTTTTCTTTGTGAAATCAAAACGTCCTTTCTTTGGCATGATTATTCACCTCCCTCCTGTTCGTCCTCGTCCTCTACCTCGTCGGTTTCGTCCGGTTCTGTTGCTGCGTCCGGCTGCTCTGTGTCCGGCTCTGTTTTTTCTTCCGGCTGCTCCGGTTCTTTGGTTTCATCCGGTTCGGATTCACCTTTCAAATATGCTGCTCCCGCCATCGTCAGCGGTACGATGCTACCATTTGCAAGCAGAACATCGCCTCCCTCCGCATCTTCCATGTCGAGTTTCCGTCTCGCCTCGTTTGGTTTGATAATCATTCCACCGACACCGTTTCTCAAATATTCCATCTGCGTTTTTGAATCGGTGCGGAACAACACTTTTTCATTGAATTTGTAGTAATATCCATCGTCTGAATCGTCATCCGGCAGCATCTTGAAATTGATTTCCTCTTCGTACTGCTTGATGATGAACAATTCTGTGTCAACATAGAACGATAGCTGCTGCATCTCGCTGTTACTATATGACGACTTTGAATAGTCGTTGATCTGATTCGGTTTCACTCCGAACGCTCCTGCGATCTGCAAGGCATTGTATTTTTTCAGTTCAAAGAACTGCGAATCTGTCAGTTTAATGTCAAGAGGTGTGAGCTTCATTCCCAACGGGACGGGCAGGATTTTTCCTGTGTTCTTTGCCCCGCTGCCGAACTCTTCAAATGATTTAACAAGTGCTGTTTTTGCTTTTTCATTCAGTTCTCCGGTATATTCGAGCGTTGCCTTTGCTGTCAGACCGCTCTCATACAAGTTGTTCATGAACGCCTGTGATTCAGATGCACCCGCAACCGTGTCTCTCAATATCTGCTGCACTGGTAGTCCTGTGATTCCGTCAAAACTGAATGATGTTTTGAAGTGCATGACTTCATCTGTACTGAATACATATTGACGACCGGATGTCGGGTCCGTGTAGACATACCACAACCGCCCCACTCCTGCGAATATTCCTGCATCGTCAACAACGATCTGCACACAATTTGACTGCATAACCCACAAATCAACAATTTTGATTTCACCGCCGTATTTCTTGCGGTCAAACTTCTTTCTCATGTACACATAAGCGTTCCCGTAGTGGTTTCGATTGATCTCAACGGTGTTCCAAAATGTCGTAGGGGTCATGAATGGATTCGGTCTTTTGGAGAGCAGCTTCGATGTTTCCGTCGCCTCTGCCTCGATGATTCCCTTGTCCGTTTTCTGATAATATTTGATAGGCATTTTTGCAAGGGTCTCCGACAGCATCTTGAGGCAAGTGAAATATGTGACCTCTGATGTCGGTTTCCCCTTTCTTTTCAGACCTATCCTTTCAAGGAATGACGGTGAGTTCAGTGTCACAACGCCTCCGCTGTCCTGTGGTTCACCTCTCCACCAATTCGCAATTTTTTCTCCTAATCTCTGAAACGGATTCATTTATTTCTCACCGCCTTTCTTCATGTATTTTTCAAATTGCTCAAGCCATTCATTGACAGTTTCATTCACATCCGGACGATATTCCTCTTTCATTGCGTGTTTCCATGCGTCGATAATGGCATCAATCGGGTCAATTCTCTCTGTCGTGATGTCTTTGTCAATTTTTATTTCGCCGTAGTTGTTTGAGATGGTCTTTGCATTTGCAATAGACCACACAAGCAAGCTGTCGGCAGGGACAACGATCTTGTTTCCCTCTTTTCCGACCTCTATTCCCTCGATTTCCACATTGCCCGCCAAAATCTCAAGTCTGAAATCAACTGTCGCATCGTTCAACTCTTTCGCTGTCTGTGTGACAGAGATTGAATCAAATCCCAACGCCTCAAGGTCTGACAGAAACGCCGATGCGTTATGCGGGTCATAACATATCAACTGTGGTTTGAGGTCGTATTCTTTCACCAAATCCTCAAGATATTTGATGATGTATTTGTAATCTGTCTTTATTCCTCCCAGTGTCTCGGTCACTGTCACAAGTCCCTTTTCAATCCATACATCATAGGGGACTTTGTCGGTCTTGATATGTTCATCCACCCTTGAGGACGGGATGAACGAATGTGTGTGTACAAAATATTTCTTTACTCCGTCAATCATGAACGGAATCACGATTGCGATTGATGTCAAATCGCCTCCGGATGACAGGTCAACCCCGACATAACATTTTGACCCTCTGAAATCCTTGAGTGATTTCAGAACGGCACATGCTTTCCATTTTGCGATGTCCTTGATATACAGTGAATTTGACCACTGCATCCACATGTTTAACTGCTTTACGAGGAAATCTCTCAAGTCCTCCCCGCCCATATCACGGGCGGTATGCGCAATCGGTATGAGGTTTTCAAGAGCATCCCTGTCGAATTCAAGAATCGGGTTCGCTTTTATCCAGTTCTCTGGAACATATCTGTCGTCATGCTCATCCATCTGTGCGATATATACGAACTGACTGTCATTTTCAAAAACGCCCTTTAACAGATTGCAGCAATATTCATACAATTTATAACAGGGTGATTTGAGGTCGAACCCTGCTGTCGTGATGACCGAAATCAACGCCGACTTGAGTTTCTTGATTCCTCCCTCAAGCAGCTTGTACATCTGATTCGTCTTGTGTGCGTGATACTCGTCGACAATTCCCAAATACGCGCGGTGTCCGTC